TCGGATTATTTGGTGTTTGCGCGACCCTTGAAGTCCCCAATCACCTTGTCTGCGACTGAGTTCTTCAAACGCTTCATCTTCCGGACTCAAAACCCGATATCCTCATCAGCGGGTAAGCCTTTATGCTCTTTGGGCTTTGGGTCGTTCATGTATGCCCAACCGTCCCACCCCGCATAGATGGGCATTACATCTAGTTTCAGCATAGGGCCATTCTTTGTTTCGATGACTGACCCAATGCGAATGTATCGTTTCTTTTCTTCACCCTTTGCGTTGGTGTAAGAACCCGCAACGACTGTGATTTCTTTAAGCAGTGCCATTTTTTTCTTTCAAAAGTAAGTTGATTTTTGTGTCAAGATCAGCGAGAAACTTCACCACTTCGGCATCCATTTCACTGATTAGCTTATCGTCTCTCTCGACTCGTTTGGTGAACATTTCCAACCCCTTTAGTCGCGGGTCAAAGGAAACGAAATCACACCATTCTTTTCCGGTACATCTAAGCTGAAACTGAATTTGCTTGATGTACTTTGAGGGCACTGTTTTGGATAGCAGAGTATCAATGTGGGTGGATGTGTTGGGACACTTGATCTCGATGATTCCATTGCCCACAATCCCATCCGGTGAGGCTCCTGCCATTTCAATGTCCGGATGAGGAATAAACCCCACTTGCTCAACCAATACAGAATTGACCATTTCGTAATGAGCGCGAGCAAGCGGCTCGGTCTCTGTGCCCCACTGCATAGCCGAGTTAGTGAAGGAATCAGCTTTCTCACCCGTCAACCGTTCACAAATGAGTTGGGCCATGTAATCGTCCCGTGACGCACCATAACCACCCGTCTTGAGTTTTGCCATCACATCGGAGACGCGAGAGGCCGTCACTTTACCCAATCGGGCGGCAAACCATTCCGGTGTGCCTTGTTCCATTACAGACTCGCTTTCTTCAAGTCTTTGGCTACGATGATGGCATTCTTAGCTGCGGCATCATGTCCGGCAACCTTAATGGCCTCAAAGTAAGCAGACTTCAATTCATCCTCTGTGGTGGCGGCATCAATGGACGCGATTAGAGGGGCAATAAGGACGGTCTTTGACGCGACTGCATGGGTATGGGCATCTGCATCGTTGTCGGCCTCTGTGGGGATGCTAAAGGCTTGAAACGCGGCATACTTGTACGCTGCTGACATAGCTTTGTTGGTGGCTTTGTCTCCGCTGTCCATTGCTTCGCCAAATGTCTTGACGGTGTGCTTTGACCCATCATCTGCTGAGACAAAATCAAACTCAACCTCAACAGTCACATAGAACAGTGCGCCACCCGACTTGCTTGCTCGTTCAACGCATTCACGGGTAAGAACACGGGGCAGAATGCAAAGGCTGTGCTTTGCCAATAGGGGCGCAATGGCGTTATACACATCATCAATGCCCCTAAAGTTATATCCGCTGCCCTGCATATTCCTACGGTCTTTTGTGATGCCGACAGAGGACAATTCTGATTGAACAGCGTTAATGGCTTTGTAAACTTTCATTTGGAATCCTTTGCAATGAGTTCGGTTTGGAGGGTTTTGATTTCGTCTCGTGCGTTATCAATGTGGTTAACCAATACGCGAATGTGGCCTTCCAACATCTGAATGCGGTACAGCAGCTTTGCGACTTGATCGGTATCGCCATTACGATAGAGGGTCTCTGATGTTTGTTTGACAGAGTTGATGATGTAATCAGCGTCCATTAGGGTCTCCAAATAAAACAGTCAAGAGCAAGCACGATAAGCCCGATGAGGCTCACCACACGCACTACCTTATCGGCAAGTGTCAGACGGGCTACATGAATCTCAATGCAAGCCCCGTTCTCCATACTGTTGGGGAATGCTTCGTTGAATGTGCGGGGGAATTTGGTTCTGTTAAGCATGAAAGTCCTCCAACATGGCGATATGGTGTTTCTTGATCTGCGCGTAGATTGATGCTTGATCGGCTGCTGTCAGTTCGTATGTAACTTCGGTTCCGGCAGGTTCATCTTCAAAAGCCTCAACCGTATAGGCAAACCAATCGTAGGTTTCTGAAAGGCCGACAGAATCATCGGACTCAAAATAGTCAAACTCGACCAACAGATAACCGTAGTCGATGGAGTGGACTTCGGTGGTGTAGGTTAGATTTCTCATGTGTTTCCTCTAAAAGACCCTATGCGTTGTGCTTGGGAATGAATGCACTGTATCACTACATTTAGCAATGTGCATTAGGACTTTCCCTAATGTGCAAAAATACAACATCTAGCACAATGAATCATGTATCCACATTGCTTCCCCAATGAACAGCACTACCGTGAATGGGTTGGTTACGCCAAAATCGTAGCTGAACCCGTCCATATCTGTGAGGACTGCACAAAGGATTTTCAGAGTGAAATGCTCTTAGAGGAACGGTGCAAACCCTCCCCAAAGTGGTGGATTGGAAAAAAAGTAGTTGACACGCCATAAAAGATTGTGCGTATAATCGAAACCGTCTAGAGTGGCATCTAGGCGTAGAAAAGTGTAGAGAACCCCGCAGGGTACTGTGTGGTCTTGTCGTACGGCAAGCGAGTCTTTTGATACTTTTCAATCGCCTTGCTGTTGCTCTCGCCAAGAGCCAAGACCACAGAGCATCTTGCGGGGTTTTTGCTTTTGGACAACACAATGCGGTGCTGTCGATGGTTGTGTTTGAGATACCCTGCTACACGAGCAAACCAAAGCAGGGGGCGTGGGCGAACCTTAGAGCGCGGTGGTTGAAATAGTCTGAGGTAGTGCGATGCGATGACATGGCTCCGAAAAGCAAGTCACGGCACAGAGCGAACTTTGTTTATGAACACGGTAAGGCTGTGCTTTGCTCCAACAATCACCAAAAAGCAATTGACTACAGGGGATAAAGATGAGGCAATGCAAGTGTGGTGGGTTAATCAGACAGCATGAGTTGACGGGTAACAGAGAGGCATGGACTTGCAACGAATGTGGTCGGTATGAAATTATCAAAGAGGAAAAAAAATGGACTTATTCGAAACGGGATTCGACAGATTTTGGTCAGCATGGCCTAAAAGCCCCCGCAAGGGTGGCAAGTCAGAATGCTTAAAAAAATGGCAAAAGTTCTACTGTGAGACTTGCGCCGATCAAATCATCAAGCATCTTGAGTGGATGAAAACCACTGACCAATGGCGCAAAGATAACGGGGCATTCATTCCCGCACCTTTGGTCTACCTCAATCAACAAAGATGGGACGGGGCAGAGATACCCGACACAGCCCCCAAAGCAGACCCCGCACTAGAGAAGATCAAAGCCGACATAGAGAGGGCTGCACCAATGCCTAGCCACATCCGCGAACGACTTGCTCAACTGAGGTTTGGGAAATGAAGGTCATTCCAATAAAACCATTTGAGGCAGAACCTTGGATTTTGCAAAAACACTACGCTAAGCGGATGCCCCAAATAATTCATGCTTTTGGTTTGTACGACACAAGGCTAGTTGGCATCGTGACTTATGGGTTGCCAGCTAGTCCTTTCTTGTGCATGGGAGTGTGTGGGCCGGAAAACAAAGACATTGTTTTAGAACTGAATCGCCTCTGTGTTGAAGATGGATTAAAAAATGCAGCATCAATGCTCGTAGGTCAAAGTCTGCAAATGTTGCCAAAGCCAAGTATTGTGGTTTCGTATGCTGACACAGTAATGAACCATGTTGGATATGTTTATCAAGCCACTAATTTTTTATTTACTGGAACGACAAAAGAGCGCACCGACATGGCGGGTGAGAACGGCAAGCACTCACGCCATAATTTTGGTGATTCTGAAAACAGAATAAATAGAAGTTCAAAGCACAGATATATTTATTTTGTTGGAGATAAAAAACAAAAACAAAATCTTAAAAATCAATTGCGTTATGAAGTTCAACCTTACCCAAAAGGCGAATCAGAAAAATATAACGCCGGACAATCTGTTAAAACTCAAGATTTATTATTTATATGACTAAGCAACAAGCACATGACTTGCTCAACTTTGTGAAGTTGGGGTTTGCAATCCCTGCATGGAGAATCAACAAAGCACTGACCATCACGGGGGACTTGAATGCTCAGAGAGTTAGCCGATCATTACGCGACATTGGCGATGACGAAGGGGTGGACAGAGTACACACGCCATCGGGTGAAGGAACTACGCGATTCGAGCGATATGTGGAAAGAATTACCCCGTATGGTGAAGGAGCGCATTGATGGACATAAACACGCCGAGAGGACGCGAATCGCTGAAAGCGGAACATCGAGCGATGGAGATATTCGCTAAACACTTTCCCGATTATGAGTATTGCGAAACACCAAAAGATAAACCCGCAGACATTGACGCGATCTTGATTAAACAAAATCAAATCATGCGGGTGGTCGAAACCAAATGCAGAGACATGACCATTGAAGAATTTATCGGACGATATAACTATCAATGGTTAGTGACATTCGATAAATTGGAAAAGGGGCGCAGAATATCTCACGCACTTCAAGTTCCATTTATCGGATTCTTGTATTTGATGCCGTCCGATTTACTTCTTGTCCAACAAATAGCAAACGAATATAGCTATGTGCCGGAGATAACGCTTATGCAGACCGAAACACAAAAAACAATTAATGGTGGTCGAATAACTCGATCAAACGCATATATCGACATGAGCAACGCGACACAATTAAAATGATTCAAATCCATTTCACTGTCCCACAAGTCGCCGGAAAGGGCAGACCCCGCTTTGCCCGACAAGGAACCTTCGTCAAAACTTACACCGATTCCAAGACTTTGGGCTACGAGAAGTCAATCCAAACCTATGCCAAGCAAGCGATGGGGTCTACAAGCCCTTTAAACGGGGCTGTAGCGGTTTATATTCACATCCGAGTACCTATCCCTAAGTCATACGCAAAAGCCCTCAGAAACGCTTGTATTCAAGGACTTGCTCGACCAACAAAAAAGCCCGACATTGACAATGTTGTGAAGGCGATATTTGATGGCATGAATGGGATTGTGTATCTCGATGACAAACAAGTAGTAGATTTATTTGTGACGAAGAAATATTCATTATCTGAGGGAGTAGATGTTATGGTGAGAGAAATATGAACTACACTTTATATAACCCCCAACAAGGACACGCAGTATTAAAAGACTTGTGGCCTCAGATCAAAGCCACATTGATGGCGGGACAGAAATTAAGGATTGAGGTAAAACAATCGCGGCGCAGTGCTGAACAGAACGATATGTTTCACGGGATTATTCACAAGATACATATTGCGATGAAAGCTGTGGGTTCTAAATGGACTGCGGACGATTGGAAGCGATTATTAATAGACCAATGGGCGCATGAGACAAATCGCAAGATTGGAAAGGTGGCCCCTTCACTTGATGGGGAGAGGGTGGTTCAATTAGGGCTACAGTCGCACAAGTTCACGATTGAAGACGGGTCAGAGTTCATTGAGTGGCTAATGGCATGGGCCGCACAAAAAGGGGTAGATATATGATTCACTATCATGGAACCCCAATAACGCCTATGAAAGCCATTGAGACAATGGGCGGCAAGCATTTTTGTGTTTCTTACGCCAGACCGGATGATTTAAAAAGATGTTTGCGGTTGGGTCAGTCTTTGATGCTGGACAACGGTGCATTCAGTGCCAAAACTCGCGGATTACCATTTGACATTAATGGATTCTATGAATGGGTCGAACCTTTGCTAGTGCATCCACATTGGGCTGTAGTGCCGGATGTGATTGATGGAACTGTGGAGCAACAGCGGGAAATGGTCAAAACATGGCCTTTCCGCAAAGAATTCGGCATACCCGTTTGGCATTTGGGTTTGCCTATATCTTATTTATTGGAACTGTGCGACACATGGGGTCGGGTTTGCTTTGGGTCAGCTGGCGAGTATTGGCAGATCGGCACGACAAAATGGTGCGGGAAGATGGACGAAGCATTTAACGCCATGACAAACACCTTTGGTCGGCAATTGCCGTGGGTTCATGGTTTGAGGATGTTAGGTCTGTCTGCTGGCCCGTGGCCTTTGGCTAGTGCTGATTCCACCAATGTGGCGGTCAACCATTCCGGAAAGATGGAATGTGCTGGCTGCATGGCAAAACGCATAGATTCCACCAACCCCCCATTACTTTGGGAAACAAAACCTTTGCAGGAGATTTTGATTTGATTTATCCAATTATTTACATTTCAGCCCTTGTCGTTGCCAATCTGTTGGTAGCATGGTTAGGCCCGTGGTTTAGCCCTATAAATGCTTTTGTGCTGATCGGGTTAGATTTGTCATTGCGGGACAAATTGCACGAACAATGGCAAAACGACAAACTAATTTTGAAAATGGGCGGTTTAATTGCTGTGGCTAGCGGTGTGTCCTATTTGCTAAACCCCGCAGCGGGAGCAATTGCGGTGGCATCGTTTGTGGCATTTGCCCTTTCCATGACCGCCGACACAATTGTTTATCACTATTTGCGTAATAAAGCATGGGTGATTCGATCAAACGGGTCAAATGTAGCTGGCGCGGCGGTAGACTCGGTAACATTCCCCACCATTGCTTTTGGTGGTTTGATGCCCGAAATCGTTGCTCTACAGTTTGGCGCAAAAATTTGCGGTGGATTTATTTGGAGTAAATTGCTTAAAAGAAATTGATGTAAACTAATTTTGTTGGTGTAAACGGCTTGGCCCCGTGGTGCTTTTATTCAGTTGCTACCTACCCTGCCGCATGGGAGACACCAACAAGGACACATATATGATGATGTTCCCCAAGTACACCTACTATCGGAGCAAGACCCACCTCAAGAATGTGGCCTCTTTGCTCTGTCAGCACTGCGGACGGGACGGGACGGTACAAGCGGCGCATTCCAATTGGTCAGAGCATGGTAAGGGTCGGGGCATCAAAGCAAGCGACATATATACAGCGGCACTCTGTCAAGACTGCCATCAAGAACTAGATCAAGGAAATCACCTCAGTAAAGAGGAAAGAAAGCGGATGTGGATTGAGGCTCACAAAAAGACGGTTTTCACGATGACGATGCTAGACCTATGGCCTAGAGACATAGGAATTCCGTTAGAATATGATTAACCGATGCTGGTGGCCTTCCTCCCACAAGTGAACAGTCTGAGGCCGGGGCTTCGGCCCCTCTTTTTTAAAGGGTTTATATGACCGGACTTCTAGCCCCCGCTGCTGAGATCAGCATCGAGATCAAACAAAGCAAAGCAATGGACGATGAAGGCGATTCTTGTCCCGTTGCCACACAAGATGTTGAAGTCAACCTCAAGTGTCGCCAAAAGGCCATTGACAAAGCAATGTATGGCCCGATGAACCCCAACGAACCAAACAACGACTATTGGCGCAAACTCGCAGAGGGTTGGCGTTTGTCTGCTGGACAAGCGAAGAAATC